CTTGTAAAAAGATAATTACATCTTCATAGCCTGCAAACTCACAAAGTTCATTAATTTCTAATTGAACATATTCGGGAATATCATCGGCAAGCCATAGCGCAATTTTTAGCATACTCATTCTTCTTCCTCCATGTTCATGTTTAGAATCGTGTCAAGTAGTCTCACTTGTCCAATCAAATATAGGATAACTCCACTATTACTCTCACCATACATTTTTAGAAACTGCTCTAAAGTAGTGTTTCTCTCATTCAAGTTATGCATTAGCGTATCGTGAAGTTGCGTTCTCATTGTTGCTAGAATAGTTAACAAAATTTCTCTTTCCATGATTAAGCCTCCATTCTAGGCGCACGCATAATTACCATATCATTTGTTCGGAAAACAATAGGCATTTCATCATCATAGAAAATAACTAATTCATCGTCTTGCGAAAACTTAAGAGCAGAAGAAATTGGCAAGGAATAACTTGCGATAGCGTCTTTGTTAATAGTTTCGCTTGAAGTGATGTTTGTAGTAATTGATTCTCTAAGTTTGTCCGAAGTAATGGAAAAATTGTTAGTGTCTTTTGTAGCCGTAAAGGTATAAACGCAACTTCCGACCTTTTCAGCCATAGAAACTGCGTCAATAAATTGTGTTTTGTCTACTTCAACCCTAGTAGTTAAGGTGAGTTTATCCGTGACAGAATAGGTTTCTGCCGTTTCGTAATCATCTCCCATAGAACCTGCGAACCTTGAAATTACATGAGCGTATTCATGCGACTCCAAAACCGGAATTTCTACTACTGAGGTATTGTTGTTAATCAATAAGTTAGAATCCTTAACGATGAGAGTAGATTCAGTATTTGTTAAATACTTAGTGAGGGTTTCTGCGTTAACATAAATCCTTCCTCCACTATCTTCACCATTAGAAGTTCTATTATAAGTTCTAACATAGGTGGAAGCGTCAGCATTCTCTACCGATACTCTACCACCCTTAGTCGTAATTCTCACACAGTTGCCTAGTTGCCCCTTTGTTTTTGTTAATCCTTGATTGTATTTGCCCTTAAGCAAACACAAGTTAATCATTTCTTTCAATCTATTTCCGTTCATTGTAAATTTCATGTGTTTCACCACCGTTGTTTTCATAAATACTTTTCATAATACCACACTTTACACTTCAAGTCAAACTCAAAGTGTGTTTTCCTTGACGGCTTCAAGACCATTCCAAGTGACCTTGCCCTTTGCGTTTTCAAAGAGCAAGAAGGATTGACCTTCATTTTCAGCATTCGTCTTGGACTTCGTAACCTTTGCATAAAGACTCGTCTTACCGTTTCTTTCCTCTCGGTAAGTCACTACATGCTGATATAGTTTAGCAGTAGTGGACTTTTCCCAATCGGGTTTTTGACCCACGACCTCAAATCCATCATGCACTTCTTTCATGTGCGTGATAAAGAATTTGTGGCACTCCAATTGACAAGCCGCCTTAAACAAACGCTGGTATTCTTGGGTCCTAGCAAACCATTGTGTAGGAACCATTTTTACCTTGTCGGCTTGGCGAGGGTCATTACCCTTGATGTGGTTAAGACGAGCAATCATGTTTGTAGTGTCAAGCCAAGTATCTAGCCCGTCAAACACAATTGCCTTAACTGCCTTCACTTCAATTTCCTCTTCATCAAAAGAAATTTTATGTGTTTCAATTGCTTCCTTAACCATTCCAATAAAGAAACGAGCCATGTCAGCCGTAGCCAAATAATCAATTGTCATGTCGTCTTTATACACATGGGGGTTGTAGATAAACACCTTATCATCGGAAGACCAATGTTGCCTCCAAGTAGGTTCTGCGCCTTCATCAAAATCCAACACAAAAACCCAATGTGTTTCCCTTTCTTCTTCTGTTCTGCAATCCAAAGCAAGCCCTGTTTTACCAGTTCCGGGGTCGCCCGAAATTCCACAAATCATGTGTGCGGATTCTTGGGCTAGCAGGTTTCTGCGTTGTTGAAACGCTCTTGCCTTTGCCTTAGCAAAAGCCCCTTGCTGGTCTTCTTCTTTTACTTGCTTCAAAATACTGTTGCTTGCTTTTCCTTTCTTCAAACTCATTCTTCTTCCTCTCCTTTAAATTGTTCTTTTAGTTGTTGTAATTGGTTTTCATGCACAATGCGGGTGAACATTTTCCCGCTTTGCTTCATGTGAAAACGAACACTATACATGTCGTCTTCTTGGTGTCGCCATTCAATGCTTTCCACCTCATTCATGTCCAATAAAATTTCATTCATTCGTATAATCATTTTTTCTTCCTCCAAAGGTATAGGCTTCGCACCCATCCGTATGTCATTCAACCGCCACATATACACGGCTGATACTGTCGCTGTATCTCTATGCCGACAATATCATAAGTTCACAGTTCATCTAGCCTCTCCGTGAGGAGCAAAAGAGCCGAAGCCCAAAGCCCCACAAAAATACCTAACTGTTGGTCGTGCAGGGCATAAATACCGATGCTACCAACAATTGAAACTAGGCTACTGTAAAGTCCGATACGCTTCCACTCCATAGAATCACCAGTAGTTTAGCGAATCACCGTTTGTGGATTCAACCTCTTCCTCAAGACCAGTTCCCAAACGAACACTAAGGCCGTATAGGTTGATTGAAACAGGGTTGTATTCTCCGTCAATAGGCATACCCGACTCATCTCTCTTTTGGGTTTGGTTGGTTCTGCCGATAACGACAATATCCGAACCAACGCCAAAGTCAAGAGTAACATGAGAAGGAACCCAAATCGGAGTTGATTCGGGCATATCCTCATCATCAAAGCCATAGTTTGCATCCAAAGGCTCAATCCAAATAACACGGTTGCCCGTCTTTTCGTTCACCTTGAGATTCATGCTCGTAACGATACCGTCTGTAACGACAACCTTCAATCCCTGTTGAGACTGAATTTCTTCGTGGTAAGACTCCAAATCATAGAGGTCCGTAACATATTCACCCATGTTTGAAACAAGAGCATCCTCATAGTCATAGGAAGAAGTGTCAAACCAGCGTGGGTCGTCTTCATCCAAAATATCAATGTAGGTCAGCGTTTCAAGGGTCTTATTGCGAATACCGTAAATAGCATTTCTTTCTTCGTTAGCCAAACCATAGAAGGAAACCATACGGAAGGTATCTGCTCGGAAATTCTTCGCCATCTCATTCTTCAATTGAACAACCCAAAGTTGAGTTTCTCCGTCTTGCTTCTGTCCGATGAAATGCGCTCGCACTTGATGTTGTTCTTTTGGGAGGGGCTGACCGTAGCCTTTGTTGGTATCTCCCGATTGCCAAGTCTTAACTGCGTCAATGGGAACAATCCAAGTCTCTTCGTTGATTTCAATAGCGGCTGTGGGAACTTCGGGAATAGTCTTCGTTTCCCATTCGCCGTTCCTAACTTGAGTCTTTTGGAACTCTCCATCCTCAAGGATGATTTCAGCAACCAATTCATCAGTCAAGGTTTGTGAGGAATCAGCGTTGTAGCGGGAAAGCACCGACTTTCGCTTATATTCCATAATATCTCGCACAGGCTCAATACCCACAAAGAACCCTGTAACCAATTCCCCGAAGGTTCGGTTGTTGCTTGAACGGGCAGATGAAAGACGACTTCGCACATATTGACGAGTCATGGACATAGCCATGAGTTGTTGTCGCTCATCCTCCAAATCCAAACCGCTATTGCTAGCCAATTCGTTGTATTTTTCAGTCATTTCTTCTGTTTCAATGTTTAGTCTCTTCGCAAGACCATTCAATTCTTTCTCAATTCTTTCTAACATTTTTTTCACTTCCTGTTGTTTTTCATAATTTGGGAGCAGAACCAAGCAATCAACACCTTCGGTGAGACACTTCGGCTCCTCCACTCCATTTCTCCTATTGTTGATACGCACATAAACTTTGTGCTATCGTCCAAATCCATATCAATAACGGATTGTAGGAGTTTATTACATATATCCTTCACATTATGTCCCTTACGGATTAGAGTATTTAGATAATCCATTCCGGTCGGGTCCCCGTTCACAAGTCTTCCCATAGAGTCCTTATAAAAGCGAGTAGTTGCGTTAATCAATTCGTCCACATTTTTGTTTGAAAAAATGCACGCTTGGGTTTCGTTGATAGCCCTACGAAAATCACCACCGCAATTTTGCACAATTTTCTCCACGAGTTCTCGGTTTGATTCTTCGCCACCTTCAAAATTTACAGAACCCCGCAAGATATGGAGAAGTCGTTCAACCTGCACCTCTTCAGGCAGGGGTTGAAAAATGTAATTTGCACACCTTGACTTTAGGGCATCCTCAACGGAATAGTAATCGTTGCAGGTGATAATAAACACCGTATTGGTTGCCCGTTCCATAGTGCGCTTCAATGCCCGTTGAGCATCTCTAGTCATACCTTCTATTTCATCAAGCAAAACAAACTTAAGTTTATTCCCACCAATGGGACTAGTCGTGAGAAAGTTGTAAATTGTTTCTCTAACAGTCTCAAGTTTGCGGTCTTGGCTAGCGTTGATTTCAAGAAAGTTAGTATCAAAGTCTTCTCCTAGAAATTCTCTAGCCATGACAAAGGCCGCAGTTGTTTTACCCGTTCCCGGCATACCGTGTAAAAGTAGGTTAGGCATTCTATTGCGCCTAACCCAATTCTTAGCATCCTCAACGAATCCGTGTTGTCCTATAATCTGTTCAATTTTTGTTGGTCTAAATTCTTCTGTCCAATTCATGTCGTTCCCTCATAATCAATCTCTGAGCCGTTAACACATAACCCGCTACGGACACGGCACTTTGTAGCGAGGAACACACAACCCCTACGGGGTCAATCACCCTGTATTCGGGGGCGTGTAAATACCATTCGTCTTGGATTCCATCGTAGGCGTATTCTTGAGAAAGGTTGTGCATAACATTCTCAAGGGTGGTTTCTTCCCCGACACAATTCTTATACAGGGTATTAAAAACTGCAAATAAAGCATTTCTAAATCCGATACGAATATCTAATTCAACATGGGGGTTATTGTCAATATCATAGTATTTCAATAAAGACAAACCCGAACCCCATGTATAGCCTGTTTGGATAGCCGAGCGAACAGCATTCAGCGAATCGTCTAGCCTATCCTTTTTGTTGTGGATTTCCTGTTCCGACTCCCCGTGAATTTTGATAATACCAGCCATTCCGTTTAACTTACCCATTCTAGCCAAGTTCTTTTTCTTGTGGAATTCTGTTTCAGCCATAGCCGCATCCTCAACAATTTGTTCACATCTCTTAGCGACTCTTTCGGGATTATTGGGCTGGCCGATAAATAGTGTGCTTGAGGCGTTAATAACTAGCGACTCACATTCACCCAAATGTTCAAGTCGGGCGTGGCGAATATCCTCATCTAAAGCATTAATGAAATAATGACAATCAAGGAATGTAGTCAAGTCTCCCAATTTAAGTCCTGTCCAAACAGAAATGTCCTCGGCCTTAGCAATAGAAGCATCAATAGAACCATTCATACTATTCACCACAAATTGATTCAACGCAATAGGGCTAATAGACTTAAGCACCATTAGTAGTGGGCGTTTGTTTTCTTTTGCTAATTCCAACACAGGTAGG